CTCCAACGCCGATTATCACATTTGTTGAATCACCAGCTCCTTGTCCCACATTAAAATAAGTTGTTCCGCTAAGTGTAAGGTTTGGAGAGTATATGCTTGCGCTAGAACTACCAAAATTAAATAATTGTCTTGATGATACAGTAGAATTTTCAGTCCCAATTATGTTGTGGTTGCCAAGAAATCCTTCAATATATGTATTTGTTGCATCACTATAAATGCGACCTTGTGATGCTCCGCCTGCAACTGCTGTTGTATCATTTAAATTATAAAATGTGTTAGTTACACTTCTTTTTGCTGATGCCGCTGACCTAAACCGCAATTCACTATTAAAATCTGATATTACATATGTTGTAAAAGAGAACTCTCCCATTTCAATCATAGTAAGCGTACCAAGAGCTGTTGATACTATAAACTGCTGTAACCCATTCTCATTATTATTTTTATAAGTTACATTTAATCCTGAACCTGAAATGGTGCTTGGTGTTGATGTTGCTCTAATATTATAACTGGAAACCGTAAGGGTTGATGTGCTTGGAATATATGTAAGCGGTGTTGTAGTATTATCAATATAGAGGACGTTACTTGTAGCGCTAGTTGTTTTTGAATATGGAATATAATATGATCCACCAGCATTATCGCCAGTTAATGCAACTGTTATTGCGGCACCTGCGACACTGTCAACATAAGTTTTATTTGTAAGCTGATTTGCGGTTGTTGGAACAACTGATGACTCTGGAAGGGTTGTAAATGTTTTTATCCCTGCGATACTTTGTACGCCAGTTGTTTTTACTGTAGTATTCATTTGCGTTTGAATATTATCTGTAAGTCCATCTAAATAACCTATCTCCTCGTCACTGATAGATATGGGACCCGCTACTGTTATCCCTCCCACATTTTGAAGAATAACATTATTAAAGTTTGTATTTTTTGTTATCTCTATCGCGGTTGATTGTAGCGTTAAAACGTCATCAAATCCAACCGTAAATGATATTTGACCCAATGAAGCAGCGACATTAATATTATTTGTATCTCCATTTGTAATATTACTTGTTTGTAAATCGCCATTTACTCGCAAGTTGTTTCCGAATGTGGTTTTAGTTGTGAGTGCGCTATAAGACTGGTCGGTTGTCTTTACTTTCAATGCGGTAATGTCTGCTGTATTCGTTGAGACTTGGGTTCCAACATCAACACCATCTACAATTAAATTATTGGTTATAATATCATCTGCGACCACATTTGAAAGTCCTGAAATAGTTGGCACATTTGCGAGCTTATTATTATATCCACTAAACATGTTATATTATATAAACATTTTATTTAAACAATTTAAAAATAAAATATTAAATTTCCACCTTTAAAAGGTGGAGCCAATTAAAAAATAATAGCTAGTAAAAGGATATAACAATATTTAATAATAAGAGCAGTTATAACGCTCTTAACTTGCTCTGTGAGAAGGTCTGTAAATTTGGAGAAATCTTCTCCAACAAAAAAAAACCAATTGATTTAATTTTATTTTTATTTCGTCTCAAAAAAGATGATTTAATAATTTTATCAAACACAAGATCAATCACCATTTCAACAACTTCACTTTTATTATGAAAAAAATCTTTACAAACTTCAATTACTACATCTTTCTTAAACTGCCCTTTCTGTCTACTAGTAAACAGATCTTCTACAATTTGACAACAAAATAAAATAACAGAATGATTTAACTCAAGTTCCTCAGCACTAAATATTTTCAATGCTTTTTTTAATTCATTCACAGCTTCTTGCTTTAACTTTAAATATTTCAATTCCTTTTTCTTATCTTTGTATCCTTTAACAGAATTAAGATTTAAATTAGTTTCAGTAAATTCAATTACATCGAGTGATACAGCATCATCACTTTTTTCGTCCTCATTTACAAGCAAAGAGATCGAATTAGAATTCATGGCATCTTTTCTTTTAATAACAGGTTCAGCCATTTTATAATATATTATAATATTTTAATTTTATTATATAATAATATATAAATGAACGATCTAGTATCACTACCAAAAGCTAGTTTTTCTTTAAAATATAATGACATAAGCACAAGTGATACCTTTGCGAATTATCCAGTTACAAATAATGTAGGAACTATAAATGCTACTAGAACACAAGCGACTTGGTATTCTTTAAATCTAGAAAATATTTTGGGTGACTTGTATAATCAATATGATTTATTTACAATAAGATTAAATACAATTTCATATCAACAACAAGCAGCATTCGGTGTAGCCGCATTTGATAGACTTGTTTATTTTTCAGTATCAGGGCTTCCTTGGTATAATAATAATTATTCCATTACAAGAAAAACACTAGTTAATTCAGCTGTGATTGGAACAAACAATTTCATTCAAAACGTATGTGATACATTAAGCTTTGAAAATTCTTATGTAGCTACTTTCAGAAAACAAAAAACAACTGACATAACAATTCAATTACTTTGTTTAGATGGAACTAGTCCAGCTATGAATGCGGCTACTCAATTTCCAAGAATAAGTTGGTTCTTTGACATATTCGGCGTTGAATGAACTTAAAGATAAATTAATTATTTATATAATGATTTATGAAATAGTTTGTAATTTAACAGGAGAAAGATACATCGGTTCTACACTTAATCTAGTAGATAAAAGAATTAAAGAACATATATGGGATAGAAATAAAAAAAAAGTATGTGCTTCACAAATTATAATTAATAGAAATAATTATAATTATTCTATTCTAGAAAAAACAGATATTATTTCTAGAAAAGAATTAACAAATCTAGAACAAAAATGGATTGATAAATTACCAAATATAAATAAAAATAATGCTTATTTAACTGATGATGATAAAAAGAATTATAAAAAAATATGGTACGAAAATAATAAAGAAAAAATATTAAATAAAAGTAAAACTTATTATGAAAATAACAAAGATAGAATTAAAGCATATCAAAAAGACTATAAAATAAAAAATAAATAAAATAATATCATAATATATAAATGTCATTAAAAGTAGCACAACTAACAGCATATTTTGCGACGACAGATAGTAATTATGTAAATATAAATATGAGAGCAGTTCTAGGTGAAGAAAATTTTAAACTAGGACAGAAATATAATTTAGTTTTAAAAGGACAAATGAACGATATAGGAATACTTACGGTAGCTCAACAAGCTGACCGTTTTATTGTTTCTAGTAATATGATGCGATTCCAAAATTATGAAACAGCGGTTGATAAAACAGCAGCTACATTTGGTTTAAATCAAATGGTTTCCTATGCTACATATCCAATGTATTATTATGATACTGTAACATGTAATAGTCAGCCACTATCAAATAGCGCTTTTCACACCTTTATTTTAGAAGCTGAAATGGGTTTTTTTAAAATTCAAGCACAGAATCAAACCAATAATACAACGAGCACCGTAGTATATCCAAATTATCTTTTGATATTTGATATTTACCGTTGCGTCTAAATTTTTTTATTTGCTTCATAATAAGTATCTCAAAATATATATTAATAAAAATAAATTTATAATTTTTATTAATTAATGTTTAACATATTGTAAAGCTTCCATTTTACTGGTTCCCATAGCTGCAGCAGTATCATTAAGATCTTGTAAATTAATATCACCAAATTTATGTGTAAGATAAATATGTCTTAAAATACTAGTAGATATATTTTGATTAAAAATTTCATTAAGACGATGAGCAATTTGAGGAGATGTTAAGCCCTTTAATTTTGTGTCAAATAAAACAAAATCACTAGGATTAATTTTAAACCATTTATTAAGAATAAGCTTAAGATTTTTTGGTATATCAACTTTTACCTTACCATATATCTTAACAGTTTTATAACTATTAAATACAAATTGACTATTTTTAATATCAACATAATTATCTTTATCCTCATCATAATTTTTCCATTTCATATTCCAATCAGCACTGCGTCTAGGAGCAATAAATAAACCACTTGTAAGAGAGACTAAAATCCATTTTTGTATTTCATTTATTTCAGTTGATGATAAATTATTTTTAGATAGATAAAGTTTAGCGTGAGCCTCAAGATTTTTATAAATATTATCAACCTGATCCATGCTTATCATATTTTCTATTTGCTTTTCATTTTTTTCTTGTTTGAGCATTTGAGTTTTTAAAACTTTATTATCATTCATCATAGGCTCATAATATTTTTTATTATCAGTTAAGACAACAAGAGCTGCAAGTTTTGTCTTTCGAGTATTAATAGGTTCATCAACAAGACAAGATAAAATATGATCAACATTATTAAATTTATCCATAGTCATTTCTTCATCTTTATCATATGCTCTACGCCAAATGTTATTCAATACGCTCTTATAAGTTTTAATTGAGTTATTAGTTAGATGAGATCTTTTTTCCCTTAATATTTTGGATAAATCCATTATACTATCAACAGAGATTTTATTTTGAGTATTGTCTTTAAATAGTTTAACTATATATTGACA